TCGCTTTCCATGGTTATGGAAAATATGACCCTACCAATCCCAGTCGAGAACATCGACATTGACGAGAACATCGACATGGCTAGAAAGTATAACGTGCGTTCTGTTCCTACAATGGTCATCGTTGACTCAACTGGCACTGAAGTTAAACGTGCGGTAGGTATGATGAATGAGAAACAAGTTCTATCTTTTTTGGAGGCGTAATGAGTATTCTTGATAAACTTCGTAAAAATTCTACCATCAAGGATACTTCTATCCTTTCGTCTTCAAAGTTCTTCCAAAAGAAGGACATGATTCCAACATCCATTCCAGTAATCAACGTTGCGTTGTCTGGTCGTTTGGATGGTGGTCTTACTCCTGGACTCACTATGTGGGCTGGTCCAAGTAAGCACTTCAAAACTGCATTCAGCCTACTGATGACGAAAGCCTATTTGGACAAGTATAAAGATGGCGTCGTTCTTTTCTATGATTCTGAGTTCGGTACTCCGCAGAGTTATTTTGATAGCTTTGGTATTGATACTGAGCGTGTCATTCACACTCCTATTACAGACGTTGAGCAGCTAAAGTTCGACATCATGCAGCAGTTGAATCAAATTGAACGTGGTGAGCACGTTATCATCGTTGTTGATTCAATTGGTAACTTGGCTTCTAAGAAAGAAGTTGAAGATGCGATGGACGGTAAGTCTGTTGCTGATATGTCCCGTGCCAAGCAGATGAAGTCGCTATGGCGTATGGTTACCCCACACTTGACGCTGAAGGATATCCCCTGCGTTGTAGTTAATCACACTTACAAAGAGATCGGTCTGTATCCTAAGGATATCGTTGGTGGTGGTACTGGTTCATACTACTCCGCTGATAATATCTTTATCCTCGGTCGTCAACAAGAGAAAGAAGGTACTGAAGTTGTTGGTTACAATTTTATCATCAACGTTGAGAAATCTCGTTACGTTCGCGAAAAGTCTAAGATTCCTGTTTCTGTATCTTTTGACGGTGGCATTAGCCGTTGGTCTGGCTTGCTCGATATCGCACTTGAGTCAGGACACGTTATCAAGCCAAGTAATGGTTGGTATCAGAAAGTAGATAAAGAGACTGGTGAACTTGACGAGAAGAAGTATCGTATCAAAGACACTGATACCAAAGACTTCTGGATGCCAATCCTGATGCAAAAGTCGTTCATTGACTTTGTAAAGAACAAATACTCTGTATCAACCGATACTATTCTCAAAGATGAAGACATCAGCGAAGAACTAGCTGCAATCGACGATACTGATTTTGGTGAAGACAATGCCTAAGTTTGTGGTTGTAGAAAACCGTAAGAATGGGATGGACGCAATAAAGTTGCTTGAAGAACCATTTTCAGGTATAATCTATTCTTACGGTAGGGTTGAGTTTGAAGAAGATGTAGCCAACGATCGTTTGAATCTAAAGTTTGAGTACGAGATTCACGATCGCAACTCCAAAGAGTTTAGTGACAATAAACCTTTTGAAAATTACATTGGTGACATTCTACAAGAACTCATACATCAAGGCATTGCGGAAAACAGTTTAACTTATACAGGCGGTATTGACGATGAGAATAGAACAGGCGATTCTATCGAACCTGATTCACAATGAAGAGTATTGCCGCAAGGTAGTTCCTCATCTTAAGACGGACTACTTTGCGGATCGTAAAGAGGCAGCAATTGCCTCTTTGCTCATTAAGTTCTTCGAGGATTACAACAAACCTGCCTCGCCAGAGGTGGTTCAGATTGAGGTTGGTAACCTTAAAGGGTTCACTGACAAAGAAGTTCCAGAAATGCTAGAGTATGTGAAGGCTCTAGACAAAGAAGAACCAAACCAAGAGTGGCTGATTCAACAAACTGAGAAGTTCTGTAAAGACCGTGCAGTCTACAACGCCATTCTGAACTCCATCAAAATCATTGATGGACGAGACAAACAACACACACAAGACGCCATTCCCCATATCCTTTCAGACGCACTGGCTGTCTGTTTTGATAACCATATCGGTCACGATTACATCGAAGACTTTGCTTCACGTTATGAGTACTACCATCGAGTTGAAGAGAAGATTCCTTTCGACTTGGAGATGTTCAACAAGATCACCAAGGGTGGTCTGTCTAAGAAAACTCTGAACATCGCTCTGGCTGGTACTGGTGTTGGTAAGTCGTTATTCATGTGTCACGTTGCTGCTTCTGCTTTGATGCAAGGTAAGAACGTTCTTTACATCACCATGGAAATGGCTGAAGAACGTATTGCTGAACGTATCGACGCAAACCTTCTGAACCTGACCATGGATGAACTGAAGGTAGTTGACCGAGATATCTTTGAGACTCGTCTTGACAAGATCGCCAAGAAGACTCAAGGTAAGCTAATCGTGAAAGAGTATCCAACTGCAAGCGCACATGCTGGTCACTTCCGTGCGTTGTTGGAAGAATTGAAGATGAAGCGAGAGTTTCGCCCTGACATTATCATGATTGACTATCTGAATATCTGCTCAAGTCAGCGTATGAAAATGGGAGCCTCCGTAAACTCTTATACATATATCAAGTCGATTGCAGAAGAACTGCGTGGTCTTGCGGTAGAGTACAATGTACCTATCGTTTCGGCTACTCAAACCACTCGCTCTGGTTACACCAACAGCGATCCAGGTTTGGAAGATACTTCTGAATCGTTTGGTCTGCCAGCCACTGCTGACTTTATGTTTGCGTTGGTAAGCAATGAAGAGTTGGAGCAGTTGAACCAGATTATTGTGAAACAACTGAAGAACCGTTATAACGATCCAAACTTCTACAAGCGTTTTATCATTGGTGTTGACAGATCCAAGATGAAGTTGTATGATGTTGAAGCCTCCGCACAGGATGGTTTGTCTGATGCTGGTCATGACCGCGACGATAAGCCACTGTTCGATAAATCAGACTTCGGCAAGCGCATACATAGTAGTGAAGGATTTAATGGTTTCAAGTTCTAAGGAGAATTGATATGTCAGATAAAGAAAGAAATGTAAGAATCATCGTTGCCGATCGTAAACATGATTGTTCCCACCTGTTGGGTCAATTCCTCGACGAGTCGCACTATGATATTCTGGTTGAAGAAGACTGCGACGTCTATATGCCTGCTAACTGCGATCTAGCAACTCAGGCTAACTGTGATGTGCCTAAGAATTGCGCTGGTTGCGCTAAGGGCACTGACGAACTGCGCATTGCGTTTAAGTTCCGTAAGAACTACTTCTCTAAAGAGATGCAAGAGCAAGCATACCTTGGTCTTCGCGAAGCTGCAGTTGAAACGCAGAACCGTGGTATTGCCGCAGGTCCACGTGGCGAGAAACTTGGAAACCGCGAGTGGGTTACTGAGTATGAGTACGACATCATTGACTACTTCTTGAAGCCAACTGAGAACCTTTTCGGTGAAGACCCAATCGAAGAAATTCGTAAGAAGTATGATGGTAAGAAGCCAGGAGTTTCCAATCGTTCTAACGTCTGGTCTATTGACCGTACCAAGAAAGAGAAATTCAACTTCGAAGATTGGGTCAATTCAACTAAGCAGAAGTCTCAAGACGAGCAAGTTGCTGCTGCCAAGTACGTTGCTGAGAAACTAATCTGTCAAACTACCTACGCTAACTCTGTGTTCTCTGGCGTTGCTGGTTGGTTCGATCGTTACCCACGTATCCCTTATGGTCGTGTAACTTCTTACACTGAGAAGAATTTCGATAAGTTCAAGATGGCTTATCCATTCTTGCAGCATCTGGCTAGAGCGTTCCAAGAAATGCTACCATGGCGCTACGGTAATCAGATGGAAGCAGCAAGCAAGATCGATCCTCGCTTCTTGGTTCCTGAAACTCCGTTCACTACAATCACGGTGAACAAGACTTTCCGTACAGCTGCTCACTTCGACGCAGGTGACTTGCACACTGGTTTGTCTAACCTGTTGGTTCTGTCTAACAATGGTAACTACAAAGGTGGATATCTGGTTGCTCCCGAGTATCGTGTAGCTGTCAACGTTCGTCCAGGAGACTTGCTGTTGATTAACAACCATGAAGTTATGCACGGTAACACTCCAATCGAGATGCTCGACGAAGAAGCCGAACGTATCAGCTTGGTTTGCTACTTCCGCGAGAAGATGCTTGAGTTAGGTAGCAAAGAGTATGAAGATTGCCGTCATGACTTTGTTGAACAACGCAAGAACAACAAAGAGCACTCTGACTGGCGTCCGCTGTGGAATGGTGTTTCTCCAGGAATGTGGGAAAGCGATGAGTGGTATGAATACTGCGAACGCAGACTTGGTCGTGAAGAACTTCTGAAGATGCATCCAGAAGCCGAGAAAGCTAACTCACTTGAAGGATTCTTCTGATGTGTGCTGTGATTGGTGCTATTATCCAAGCACCAACTAAGGAAGACCTCGCTCTGTTGCGTCGCGTTTTCCATGAGTCTAAGATTCGTGGGCTGCACGCAACAGGCATCTCGTTTCTTCCTAGCTGGTCTGATAAAATCGAAACGATTAAGGAAGCTGTTCCTGCAGACCAGTTTGTTGAGAATCATCTACATAATGATAACCTCGACAGGCTGGTTAATAAAGATGGAAATCTTTACCTTATCGGTCACTGTCGCTACAGCACAAGCGATCTAGAGTATAACCAACCCATGGCTGGTGAAAAGAAGAGTATCGTTCACAATGGCGTCATCACACAAGAGATGCCAGAGAAGTGGAAAGAACTCTACGGCTATGATTGCATGACTAAGAACGATAGCGAGTTGGTGCTTCATTCAGACAACCCACTGCAAGAGTTTTCTCATATGTCAATGGGTGTTTGTGAATTGTATGCAGACAAACGCATTCGCTTTTATCGCAATGGTAAGCGACCGATTTATTTTACTTTAATTGATAATGGATGTATAATTACCTCTACAAAGGACATTGCACGCCGAGCAGGTTTAGACTTGCCGACTGAAGTCCTTATGAATACTTACGTGACTGTTGACGGGCATCTGTCAACTCTCATCGAAAGAGTAGATGTTGCCAACGATGACTTGCAGAAGGTAGAATATGAAACAATACGAATCTAAAGACTTTACATGGGGTTATGAAATCGAGTGGGGTGATATTGATCGTCGCCTGACTCCACCCGAACATCTAGGTAAATGGGAGTTTGCTGAGACTGACATCGTCAATATCCATGAGCCATTCAAATACGTAGCCTGTGATCCGCTAGGTACTGACCCATACATGGGTGGCGAAATTAACACGAAGCCAACTAAGACTTGGCAAGAGCAAGTAGATCGCATCATGGAAATCCATAAGTTCTTCACTGATGCAGGCAACCAACCTTCTGCTTCTTGCGTCAATCATGGACACCTGCATGTTTATGTTCCAGGTCTCAAAAATGACATCGCCAGTCTGAAGAAACTGATTGCTTACATCAAAGAGAATCAGAACGATGTCATTGAAGTTTGCTACGGTTTCTATGAGTCGCCACAGATGAAGTCTTGTAAAGGCGCAAAGATGTATCTGAAGTATGACGGTGGACGCCCTATGCCAGAATACATGTGCGACAACATTATCAATCTGGCAACAGACTTTGATCACTTCATCAAACTACACGCAGCAGGTAAAGACGGTGTATCAATGGGTCGTCCATTCCGTTATGCGATTAACACCTACTGTATGAAACACACTGGTACTATCGAGTTCCGTTGTTTCCGTTCAACCACAAAGAGAGAAGAAATGGAAGCGCAATTCCGTTTCGCAGAGAAGTTCATTG